CCGCGCCATATGTCGTGCCGATTGCAGAGAATAGGTTGGCATAAGTCGTGCGGCTGACAAGCGCACCATTGCACAAAAGCCAGTTTGCGGGTGCGGACGAGCCAGCGAATTGCAGAATAGCACCAGACGGCGTGTCGCTGGTGTTTGAGTTGCCAGAGAACTTGCCCATGACAATCCACCCGTCATTGGCCTCGTTCCTGAATTTCAATTCGCTATTAGTTGTGTCGAACCAGAACATCCCGGCGAAGACACTTGCTGGCTCAGTCGGGTTGAGATTGCTGCTTCGTATAGCCTTCAAGGCATTGTTAATGTCAGTCCTGACATTAAATGCCGTGTCGTTACTGATGTCATAATCGTGAACTGCCATGTTTAATACTCTACTCTCGCAAATAACTCGTCGATGCTTGGTGTAACATCGTCCGAAGTGCTTTTCAATTCTACCTTAAAACGAAACGCTCTGCCACTGAATTGCCCCGATTTAAATGGTTCATAACTTGACCAAGTGGGAGAGCCAGACGGGTCATCGTCTGTTCTTGATATAAAGAAGATGGCATTGGTGTCCGGGAACTGCGGATTAGCCGTCAAGCTATCCCACAAGCCAGACAGTGTGTCGATGTTCCCCGTCAAATCGTCCCACAGACCCGCTCCCGTATCAAACCGATTGTTGCCAGTAAATCCTGTGACACGAGCCTGTCTAACGCTACCCGTGTCAATGTCATTGGCGAAAGTATATGTCGCGGTTGACGGAGCAGTCGCAGGAGACGTAATACGCAGATTGTTGCTGGTAACTGAGCAACCCGTCTTTGTCCCTGAGAATGATGGGTGTTCAGTCGCCGTGTCAGTCGTTGTGTATTGATTTAAGGCTGCGGACGGAACAACCACACTGGTAAAATTTTCGCTTGGTATGCCGACCTTATCGTATGCCTGTATCATGTAAGTGCCAGAACGAGCGGGAACGCTAACGCTGGTCGCGGGTCGAGGCACTTTCTCGAAGCTTGTTGTGGCGTTGGCAAAGGTTGCACCAGTCTCGTCAATCGAGTGACGTATTCTGTAGAAACTCAGGTCGAGGTTTGGTATTGCCTCCCATTCCAGCGTGGTCATGTCGCCATTGACTGTTGCTGACAGAACAGAGACATCGTCTGGCGGGTCAATCTGAGCCTGTAGATTAAGCTGCGCTGTTGTGTAAGTTCCTTTGCGACCAATCGTGTTAATCGCTCTGGCTCGAACATCGTAAAGACCATTCTGCAAGTCGATAGCCTCAAACACACCCAACTCACCGACACCAAGCTGGTTATATACGGTGTCAGATGCCAGCTTATATTCGACCTCTACATAGTCAATCCGAGCGGTTTCTGTCGCGCTGACTGTTGCCCTTATTAAGCTAACAACGTGTTCATTTATAATTCGTGTGTCTTGCTCTAGCGTCAGACCCACCGTGGGAACTGTGAACGCATCCGCGAGGATAGTATTGTTGGCCTCGAACAACGCCTCGTCAGCATAAGCGTCATACACGCTAGAACTGACTTCGCTCAATCCTAGCGTCACCTCGACCAGACCATCCTGCGTGGGAACAAACTTCCATCCCGTTACCTCAAAGGTCTTGCTGCTGAAACCCAGATGCGCGTTGGTATAAGTAACAATGTCGCCCACTTGTAACTTGAACGCCCGGATGCCAAAGTTTCCTGATAAGGTAAGCTGCTCCCTGTTGCGAAAAAGCATAATCTTTGCAAGACGCTGCGCCATTGTGCTGGTAGATGTAAACGGCAGCGATATGTCGGCGACCATCTCTTGATTGTTGTCAACTTGCAGGAAAGTCGTGCTGGTGACTTTCCTAAAGTCGGTCATCTGCCACTGTGTCTCTGCGCCTCTGTATTTGCCAGTGACCGCATTGAACCCTTCGCGCCGACTGTTGCGCGTTTTAATCTGAATGTTTGACCGATTGTCGTCCTCGTCAAGAGCCAGAACTGGGGACGTATACGCGCCAGCTTTTACGCGGAACTTTCCCTGTGCATACCACATTGAGCCAGCCATTGCGCGAGTAAGGTCGCCAATCACTTTCTCTGGCGTAACATCCGTGATGAAAGAGCCATTGGCTGTGTAGCGCGTCTCAGTTCCTCCGGCAACAAGGCTGACTGTCTCGTCGCATATCGCGGCGGCAGCACTAATGGCGGTATCGTCAATCTCGTCTGCATCAGCATCAAGACCGTAATCCGATGTCAAATAGTCACGCAAGCACAGGGCTGGGTTGTTCGACCATGCAGTTGCCTGAGTGGCTGGGTTATATAGTTTTTTGCCCCGAACCACAAAGCTGATTGTCGGCTCACCATTGGGGTAACTTTCAGCGTCAAACTCAAGCTTGATATACACATAAGCAATGCCCGAAAGCGTGTGACTATCAGTCCACTTAGTTGCTGATGCTTGAACCAACTCTGGGTCGGCAACCTGAGTATCTGTTCCGAGATGGCGATAAACAAAAGCCTTGCCATCATATTGTTCGGGCGAAATTACTTCATTGAGGGAGAAGCCCAACTCTACATCGTCAAAGTAAACTTCTTCAATCTCATCAATCTCGTGTCCGGCGATTGCCACGACCAGATGCAAGAACTTGTCGTTATTGGTTGTCTCTTTATACACCACAACGCCGCCAACTTTGGCGCGACCATAAATTATAGCGTGAGGGGCGGCAGGGCTTACGCCAGCGACCTCGTAGCCGCGAACCCCTTTGTCAAGTGTCGGCACATCTGGGGCAAGTGCTTTGCCGAGTTCCGACAACGCATAAACAGCAGCGAAGTGATAGAGTGCGCTCCCCAATATATAAGCACCCGCCGCACCAGCCGCGGCTGTGCTTATTACCGCAACTGTCGCGCTTATCGGGTCAGCAAAAGCCGAAGTGCTTGTGAGCAGCATAGGGACAAGATATTTCAGCATCAATCAACACTCCAAAAAATATCCGTCTCTAATGGTTGCACAAAGTCCAAACCCTCTAGGGTCAGAAAAGCAATTTTGTCAGAGACAACGACACCAAAAGCATACCCAAGAACGGTGTCGCCTTCTAGGTGTCTTGCCGCAATACTGCCTCTCGACATACCAGCGTCCTTGTCTAGCTTGCTGTCAATCGCTTCAATGATGCTGGCGTGGCCTGTCTCTTTGAGCAGCCTCCCATAGTGCATCTTTGCTTCATAGGCCGTCGCATATTTGCCGAACCACTCATCCGCCAAGAACTCGCCCTTTAAGGCGTGGTGACAGGCATTGATAAAGGTAAAGCAGTCGTTGACGCTCCAGACCATTGGCTCGTCGCGGAGGTTCTCAATCACCTCGCCTAATCTAGTTTCCCAATCTTCGTGTCTCATCCTCGACCCCACTGGAACTTCTTGGCCTGTAGGTCTTCAACGAAGTCAAAACCTTTATCATTAGGGAAGCGAGACTTTTGGCTCTCGCTGGTGTATCTGCGCTCACGCGGCCTCTGTAGGTCAATCAATCGGCTCTCAACATAAACCGATATGGAACTGCTCTCAGCACCCTCATCAATGTTCATCTGGTCAATATAGCCACTGAATATCTCAGCCATAAGAAGGGCGGTTTCAGGAGTTAGGTCGATGAAATCGTTTGTCTCTGTCAGGATATAATCGCCATCTTCTTGCTGCAATAAAGACGAGGAGTTGTCTTTGATGCCAAAGTATATGCGGCACTTCCTTCCCTGATATGGCTCGGCTAATGCTAGTGCCAACAAGTCAGACGGCAGCCCTGAAAGTGTCAGTGTCGCGCCTTTGGCTGATATATCCAAGCTTTCATCAACCGATGAAATTTGTATCAGCGAACCACTGCCGACATATGTATTGCCGCCAAGTTCGATTTCGCCTAATCCTGACCAGAAGCGCAGGGTCGATGTGTCGAAGAACAATTCAATAGCAAAGAATACGTCAACTGTTGCCGCCTCGACTGCTGAACTAAAACCCAAAGGAATATCACGGCTCATGCTATCGCCTCGACGGCAGCAAAGGTGATGCCGTAATGTGTAATCTCATTGATTGACCAGTTGGTTTCATTGGTGGACAAACGAAAAACACCTTTGGCATTTGACACAACGACAGTCGCGGAATCGACCGGAGCGGTTCTAATGGCTGGGAATAGGTCGAGATTTGCCGTGCCGCCAGTAGTCGTATCAACATCGTTAAGAACTTTGTGCAGTGTAGATGAACTTCCCGTGCCAAGCTGAATGTAATCACCCGCTAAAAGATAGCCATCAACATCTGCTGGTAGACCAGAAATGGTCAAGTCATCGCCAGTCTGTCCAGCACCGTTAACAACAGGTGTGCCGGGTGTCGATGATGCCGAGCCTCTTGGTGTGGCGGCAGCAGGGTCGCCAAGCAGGAATGTGCCTTGCATACCCTTTAACTTAATCAGGAAGGAAACCCACTGTTCGCCTTCTGCGCGGGTCATCGGAGGCAGAGCAATCTCCGCCTCGAACATTTGACCTCCGTGGGAAAAGACCTGTTCCTTAAAGGTGAATGGGGAGCGAGATAAGCCGACAGAGTTTCTAGCGCGCAAGTTTATTGAGCGTATGCCTGTTACTGTCGGTAGCGTGAGAGGGTATGCAATAGACATTAGAACGACCTACTAAATGAGCCGCCGCGCTTCTTCGCATCCAATACGGCTGCTTTCGACGCTTCCGCAATCTGCGGCATAAGTTGAGAAATCTCAGCGCGGACAGTCTGAGATACCCCAGTGGAAATATTGATGTTCTGCACGACTGTTGCGCCGCCTTGCATTTGGTTGTTGGGAATAACTCGACCGCTAGTTCCTGATGTGAAAAGTTCTGGACCTCTTTCGCCAACGAGATAGGTTTGACCAGCGGTAACAGGACCTCCAGTCGCGCGCGTCCCGCTCAAGAAGCCAGCAAGACCCGTGCCACCGCTTCCTTTGCCGCCAGTTCCCACTCCACCGACCAGTTGCTGAATAACAAGAACTTGCAAAAGCTGGTCAATAATAGACGCAGCCATGCTCTTGAACGCCTCTTTTGTGCTTTGCGTTCCTTTAATAATGCTGAACACCGCGTCACCGAAGGACTTCGAAATTCCTTCACTTAGGATATTAACCTCGTCCTTCACAAGCCCAAAGAGATTGACTTGTTCCTCTATTGCTTCGCTAGTCTTAGCCGCAAATTCACGCAAGACTTCTTGGAATTTAAGTATTCCCTCTGCGCTGGCAATAGCCTCGTTTGACAGTTCTTTTAGACCCTTGCTTGTTATTTGGTCATATAGGCTTTGCAGAAGCTTGGCACTTTCGATGGGGTTTTGGAACGGGTCTGCCTCAGATAAAGCGGCAAATGTTTCGCTAAGAGCCTGTGTTTCGTCCCTGTTCAGCCCCATCTGTTCACCAAGTTCAAACATTCTTGTCTTGGCGTTATTAAGAGCGCGCTGATACATCATTAGTTTTTGCGCGCCCTGCTCTTTCTTCTCGTTGTATTTCTCTTGCGCGCGTCTGACCCGACCAAATGCATCGAACTCACTCTCAAGGGCTGTGACTGACTGGTTCAAGGCTTCCTTCAGCTTGAACGATGCCATTTCTATCTGCGCCTTATGCAGACGGCGAACCTCTTTGGTCACATCAAAATAGGTCTTACCCAGCTTCGCTGTGTCAGTTATGATACCCTTAGTTAAAGTATCAAGTTCAGTAAAAGTTTCACTCAGTTCGTCGATTTCTTCGCTAAATGACTTCGCTTGGTCACGGCTTTTCATAAAGGCATTACCGAAAGCGGCAACAATAGCAACAACAGCACCAAGAACTGCACCAAACGGGCCGAAGATGCCAAGCAACTGAGAACCCTGTTGCCCGAAGGCTTGAAGCGCGGATGTGCCGCCACTAACCTGAACTGCAAAGTCACCAACTTGATAGCCAGCTTGCTGCATACCAGTCATGGCGAACTTACGAGTATCGCGCGTGGCTTTACCCATATTAGCACCAAGCTGGTTCGCTCCTCTCGCGGAGCGTTGAACCGAATTGGTAAAGTTATCAACGGCCTTTGTGGCTTGTCTGGCAGGAGCAGTCACTTGGTCTTGTAACTGAACCATTACAGTGAGTGAACTAGCTGCCATCTTCGTTGTCCTTTATAATACTAAAGTAAGCGACCCATTCATTATATTCATCAAGTGTGATTTGTTCAATCTCAGCAATCGTCTTACCTAATTTTTCAGCTAGTGCGATTAGATTTATTCTGAATGGGTCGCGCCTTAGTTTTTTTCCTGTTCCTCAACACTGGTTGCCGAGAAAACAGATGCGAAAATGCTGCTGATAAGTATGGCTGGCTCTCCGAGCATCGCCATCTTATCTTCGAGGGTGAAGTGCTTGTTTCCATCCTCATCCTCTGCCTTCAAGATAATCATATCCACTTGGGCTTCCATAGACGGATTGCGTAGAAAGTCTGGATGCTTTCTGCCAATCCTATCCATGTCTTGTCCGGTGATGTCTCCAGCGTAAATCACTAGAGGCTCATCGCCTTCGCCCCATTCAGGAACTTCAATCTTAGAACGCGCTCGCGTTGCTTTGTTAGCGGCAATCCGCTCTCGTAACTTAGACATGGGCCACCTCTCGTCTAGTTATTAGGATACGTCAGTTTTCGTCAAAGCACCTGAACCCTGAACAGTGATGGACATTTCGACCATACCGTCAGTTGTTGCATTGATAGTCCGACCCGTAACGAAAGCACCACCGCTATAGTAGTTCTTATCGTCAGTGCCAGCTTCTGCTGTGCCTTGAGGATACAATTCAAAGTCGATATTCGTTCCGACTTCGAGACGCTCTTGCTCGGCATCAGCCGGGTCATAGAATACGTCGATTGTGCCACTAAAGGTCTGCATACCAGCCTTGTAAACACGGTTCAAAGAACCCATTGCAGAGCAGTCGATAACATCGGCTGTGCTTTCCAGTGAGAAAGAACGAACCTCGGTAACAGCCGCGACAGAGCCGCCGTCGGCTGCGGTTTTAACAACACCATTGTTGCCAATATAAGTAGTCATTTTTCAGTTCTCCAAGTTTGCAAACTAAGATGATACTAGGCCGCAGCCTCAATATCGTTTTCAACAGTAACATAGGTTACAGATATAGTGAAGCGCGCAACACCGACGGACTGGTCGCCCTCTCCGTCGTAATCAACCTCAAAACTTGTGACCTGTGTGTCCTTTGCGTTACCGCCGCGAGTAACGTCGGTATACAAAGCTTCTTCCACTTCGACAGCAATCGCATCAAGCGTATTGTCTATCGACGCAGTTCCTTTTGCATAAGCCTCAACCAGAACTTCAAGTTCTCTGACTTGCGTTCTGGGGAGGGAAACAGATGCGTATTGGGTTGTCTCGGACCGGGTATAGATACACAAGCCCGGAAGCTTTGCGGTAGCCAGTGGAAATAACCGTGTTTGATAAACGCGAGAGCCAGTCGTTGCCAGACCAGTCAATGTGGTCGTTACGTTGTCTCGGATAGTTTTGCGAACATGAGCCATTAGTCTTCCTCAAGCGCGAGAACCGTAACGCCAGTTCCGTCGTCTCTTACTACTCGAATTGTGTAGTCTGTTGAGTTGATGACGAGGGCATCTCCTTCTGCTGCATTAACAACATCCGAAGTCCGGCAAGTGAATATGGGTTGCTCAATAGCAAAACCAACAGTGCCACCAGCATCAGCCTCGTAAAACTCATGGTCGTATATCCCCTTAACAGAAGAAGAAGAACCGCCGAGAGGGGTATAAGTAGCCGTCACGCCGAAGTCATCTGCGCTAAAGAATACCTCAAGTTCTGTGGCGGTTTCTACAGCCATTAGTCTTTACTCTCTACCACTTCTTCTTTTTTCTTGACGGCTGGCTTGATAGCCTTCTTGGCAATGCCACGGGCAACCAGCTTTTCGGCAAACGCCTTATCGGTATCAATAGCATCGCCGACAGCGAATGACCCTAGACCGGAAATAGTGCATTTCTTGGCGGCTACGATTTTCATGACTTACTCCGCTTCGGGAGTGTCAAAGTCGGTCACAGCCCGGTTGGTTGCTTTCTTGGTTGATTTAACTTGTTTGGGTTTGGGAGCATCTGTCTGCTCTACGCGACCCATTGCCAACAGTGAAGCCGCTTCGTCTGCTGCGATTTCAATAACGTCACCCGCTTTAACGCGCTGACCAGCTACAACTGTGTTCTTGAGAATAAGATAATACATAATTTCCACCCTTAATAAGAAAGGTCAGGAGAGAGGCCGAAGCCCCTCTCCATCACTCTAATGCTTACGCACCGTCGTTGTTGACAGCAAAGCTGACAGCATGACGAACAGCAACATCGCAAGATTGCAGTGCTGTGATGTTCACAGTTCCGCTCGTGCTGTTGCTGTATGGGTCTACAACGATGTCTAATCCACCGTAAAGACCAATCAAGCAATCGGCAAAATTACCGAAATACAAATCACCAGCAGTGACTTGGTTCGATACGATTGCATTATAGCCATTGATACGACCATCAGGCTCGACAACGAACTGACCAGAACCAGTGTCTTTGCCAGTCGTTTTCAGCGCACCATACATGGAGGCTGGCAAGATGTAGGCCAAGTTGCCCAACAGAGCGTTGTCTTCAGCAACGGCAGTTTCCATTGCAACAACTTCTGCGAAGGTCGGGTTGGCAGCAGCAAAATCAGTCGGGTTGTTAATGCCCGAAGTGTTTTTGATGCCTGTAGGCTGACCCGAAGAACCAGAGCCTTGAAGCGCGCCAGCGTCGATTGACAGGGCGATGCCTTGAGCAAGGTCGTTACGGATGAGGTTCTCAATGTCCAAAGATGACTGCATCATCATATTGCGCGTGATTTGCGTATGTGCGCCAACAGTCTTCATAGACATTGCAATTTGACCGAAGGTAGGCTCGCTCTCAGCAGAGGCAGCACCTTCAGTTGCAATCCAACCAGCAGTCGAGGAAGCTGATTTTTTCGGGATTACAACATCGCCTTGCAGACCGTTCAGAACGGTTGCGCCAGCAGCCATAACGCTAGAAGCGTTGCGAAGAACGTCAACGAAGTCGCCGCCACGGAAGTCTTCAGCAATCAGTGCCGAATCATCAGAGGTGTTAACATCGCGTTTTGCCCAAGAGCGGAGAACTTCAGTCGGCAGCATGATGCCACGAGCCTGACGGCCTGTAGCAGCTTGAGCGGCTTCAGAAACTTCACGCTCGAAGGATGCGTCTTCTTGAGCCTGACGGTCAGTCGGGTTTGCCATAGCACGGATAGCGCGCAGAACGGAAAACTCACGAACTTCTTTTTTGGTCAGACCAACTTCAGCAGTTTCGAGGGGCTTGTCACCGATGACTTCGAGCAGTTCACCACGGAACTGGTCGATTGATTTGTTTTCGGCAACAGCTTTAGCAGCCATTTCGCTGCGCTGGTGTTTTGCGCCCAATTCGATGATTGATGCGACTTCTTTGTTGCGAGCAGAACGAGCTTCGTCTGCAACAACATTGATATCGATTTCTGACATTTCTGTCTCCTTAGTTTCGATAGTTTCAATTTGGGTTTCGGTGGTGACATCTTTAGAGCGTCCAATACCAACATTTTCATCTGCCGGAATAGATACCAAAGATACCTCCATTACGCGCCAAGAATTGACACGGTAGCTATCCGCATCCTCTTTTTGCATTTTGTTGACTTGGTAGCCAACGCTGATGTTTGAACGGATTCCATCCGTTACATCATCAAACATCTCTTTAGCCATTCCGTTTTTACCAAACCGAACTGTTGCCCGCAACACGCGAGACGAACTATCGAGAGTAACATCCTCAACAACACCGATTGTTTGTTTCGGGTCGTGGTCAAGCAAGAGCGGCATACGCCCAGACTTGGCAAACGACAGGTCAACACTGTCTTCGGTGTGGTCGAGAATTTCTTTGCCGAAGCTGCGCTCAACAGGTGTTTCGCTGGAGACAGCAATCTTTACTCGGCGTGTTTCTTCATCAATCGCGCCAGCCTTCATATCGGATGCGCGATGCTGCATTTCTTGGGGGGCGGCTCGGTCAGCTTCTTCTTCCGGGGCCTCTTCAACCTCGGCTTCGGCTTCTTCTTCTTCGCCCTCATGTTTGGCGTAGACAATGGTTACCGTCTCGTCATCGTCCTGCACGGCGACAACGTGGCGTTCTTCCAGTTCATCCGTTTCAACGATTTCCTCGACGATTTCCTCAACGATTTCTTCGCTGGTTTCTCTAAGGTCAGTCATTGTTTCAAATCCTATATAATCAAAGTTGTCATCAGAGCGTTCTTTACTCGACATCGGATGTCCTGATGGTAACAAATCCGTGTCATGTTTGCCACTGCGGAATTTTCCGTTGCGGAGGACGTATAAAAAGCTATTCACGCGCGCGTATGCCCACTGGTCAGCAGACTTGACTGTTGGACGGACGCTGCCGGGGTTAGTCTTATACGCTCCAACGCCACGGCGGAATACTGCAACCAAAGTTCGTGTGCTTGTCCGCTTGGATGCGGTGTCGCCAACCTTCTCATTGTGGTCAGCGGCCTTCTTGGCAAGAGCAGTGCGAACCGTGTCGCTGACTTCCTCGGCGCGTTCATCTTTGTCGATAATCTTGACCAAGCCACGCGCCCAACGCTGTCCGGCTGTTCCACCCCACAAATCCCACGCAATTCTAAATGACGTTGGTCCGCCATCAGGCTTCTTGGCATCGTAATGCTTTGCCTTGTTAACCTCGTGGCGAGAGAAGAACGAGTGCATACGCTTGACGGTGCTTTCCGACAGGCTCTTTCCGTTAGCAATATCTCTAGCACGGGCAACGCCAACAGCGGTTCCGCCGCGACCATACTTGCGACGCATCTCAAGACCGCGCTTGGCGGCTATCTTCATTCCGTCAGTCGGCTTATAACTCGCCATCGTCGTCTCCAGTTACATCTGGTTCGGCGGGTTGTTTAGTGCCAAACGGCTCAAAGGCCATCTTGAGGCCATAACGGTCAGCCATTTCTTTGTCGCTCTGTATTTGCGCGAACAGTTCTTCAACATCACGACCATAGTTGGCGGCGACATCATTCATGCTGATGAGGCCATTATTGATAGCGGTGACTGCTGCGTTAATCTCTTTGAGCGGGTCAACCCAAGCGAAACCACGCCCACGGAAATGCACATTGCTTGCGAACTTGTTGTATTTCTCTTTGCTGGCAGGAATGTTTGTTGCCCCAAAGTCCAAAGCACTATCCAGCCATGCCGCGAATACTGGCTCACAGAAATGCTCAATCAAGAATGATTGCAGCATTTTGTAATGGTCGCGTTCCTCGATTGTGCCTTGACGGATAGACGAGTAAGAAACGCCAGTCAGGTCATTCGCCAAGCTGGTGTAAGATACATTTAGGCCAGACGCTATGCCGCGAAGCACGGCAGCCTCGAACTCACCAAACGCAGTGGTCGGGTGGGTCGGGTCAATCATCTTGAAGTCGTGGCCTTCCGGCAACTGACTATATGAACCCGGCTCCATGTCCACAATCGGCAGTTGGTTTTGGTCTTCGTCATCTCCAACAAACTCATCGCCAGATGGGGTCGTGATGATGCCGAACTTAGCTGCGGCTGCACGGGCGGCTACAAGTTCCGCCTCACGATAACCACCGAGCATCTTGAGGCTGGCAATGACTGGCGACATAAACGGTTCGCCGCGTGTCTGATGCTGACGCTGCTGAAGGAAGATGTGTATCATCTCATCGGCAGGGACAACTTTATATTTCTTGTCCTGCTTATCCTTGATGAAGAACGTATCATTCGGGTGACTGGTCAGAACGTGATAGGCGACAGGACGCTGGAACTCGTCAATCTCTACACCCATACGAATTTCATTGCCGTTCTTGGCGCGTCCGTTCTTATCGTGGTCAATACGTTCCGGCTCAATGAACTGCAAGCTAAAACCATCTTGGTAACGATTGTTGCGAACCTTCTTGACGAAGACTTCTCCATCACGAGCGAGAGCCTCGGCTACATATGATTGGCAGTCTTTCCATGACATTCGACCAGACACTTCTGCGTTGCCCATCTTAGACCAGCGACGGAAAGCGTCCTCGATAATCTGGTTGCCGCGAACATCTAAGCTGGTGTCATCGTTGCGCGCACGAACTTGCAATGTGAAGCCACTCTCGCCAATGACGTTAGTTTTGATGAGGTGCAAGAAGCGGCGAGCATATTCATTGTTCCGAGCAAGGTCGCGGCTTCTGTTACGCAGGGTGGGAAGGGCTAGGCTCAATTCAGCATCAGCGGAATTATTGGATGCCAAGAAGTCCGCAAAGAGACGACCAGTGTTCGCACCAGAGTAAGTGCGATATTGGCGAGGCATCCTCATCCGCTTAGTCGGCTCTTTATCTCGGCGCAGGAAATCAAACAATGCCATCTTAGAACCTCAACAAAATTGTGCTTTTGGGTTTGCGTCCGTGTTTGATAGCTTCCTTGCGCTTAATCGCAGAAACCTCACGACGATAATAGTCACGCCACTGAACCAACTCATCAGGGCTTAGTTTAGTAAGTGAGCGACCAGCGATTGAATAGCTGGACACATCGCTATCGGCTTTTCCTTCGAGGATGCCTTCAATCTTGCCTAGCATAATCTCGGCGTGATGACGGGGGTCAACCTGATTGTCGAAGTCTGTCGAAACCTTAACCTGACCACGGTCAACGATGATGCGTTCATTGTCGCTGTTGCGTTCAATCTCTAACTGGTAATGATAATCGCCAACGCTATAATTGGCAGACGTAGAACTAGGCACGGCAAATAAGTAATCATCACCAAGCGAAGTCGCATCAACCTTAATCTCAGTGCTGCCGCCAGTAGAAATGCGAGCGACAAAACGCATCGTGTATGCAGAGTTGGAATAGTCTTCAGAGAATTGAGTAATTTTGAACTGAACAAAGTCACCGACAACAATCTCAATCGGAACTCCAGTCGGTGCATTTGCGCTATCGAATAAATTAGCCACGGCAAGCCCCTTGCGTATAGAACGTCTGTTTCTTCACTCGCGCTTTCACGCGCTTAGAATGACGACCCTTACGGCGAACCCTTAACTTCTCTCGCGGTGCAGCAATGCTACTTTTACGCGCCATTAACGCCACCCATTCACGAACCCGCCTTCACGCTTCGGCACTTTGCGCCTCACTTTCGGCTTCGGTTTGTCGTCCACATCATCATTTGCTTTAGCCTTCATAGACCTTTGCGCGATTATATTAACATTGACACCCACTATTGACAATGCCGCTAAAGCGTAAACCCGACAGTCGAGTGCTTCGTTCCTCGGACGCACTTTCACCCACTCTCTGCGGTGAAATCCCTTGTGGTATTTACGCACTACTTTCTCAGCGGTAAGCATAGCGAAATACTCGTCTGTATATTCCTTAGGGAAGTGGCAATAACCAGCACCTATGTCCTTAATCTTCAGGTGAGAGTAGACCATCTCTTTCGCGGTATCTACCCCGATAGGAAATAGCTTGCACTTTATGTGGTTGTTGGTGCTGGGTCTGCCGACGATTGGCTTGCCTTCACCGCCAACGCCTTTGATGGCGAAGACCCGGCGAGATAATCTAGGTTTGCAATACTTGTAGACAGCTTGCGTGTGGTGACCGCCAGTATCAATAGCAGACGCTTTTATCTGCAACTCCCTATCGTCTTCGGTTTTGTATGTTAGGGACAAGAAGTTATCTAACTCTGCCCACACCTGACCAGAAGCAGGGTCGCCAAATATAGAGCGGTATTCGATTGACCACGTTTCGCTATCACGCCCATGACCCAAGACCTCCATCTCTAGCCTGTCATCCTGAACGTCAATACCCGCCGTAATAAATACAACCTCTTTTGGAATACTGTCTGCGTTATAATCTTCGCGGTGCGATGCAATCTGAAAGTCGTCCAGTCTTTCGCCGTCGTCCTCCCAGCTTTCGCCAAGATAGGTGTTCACCCAAACACGAAGCGTCTCAGGTAATTTCTTGGCTTGCAGGAAATCCGCCACGGCAGACGAGAGTGGTGTCCACGGGCTGCATAACCCAGACAGTCGGAAACCCGCCCTTCCGACAAATGGAGCGGTGGCTCTCCATTCCCCTTTGCGGATAGCTTTATATCGCGCCGCATCATCCCATGCCCCTCCACATTCTTCACACGCATAAAAAGCAGTGTCTGGGTCTTCATCAGTCCAATGAACATTAGACCACCGCATAACCTGATGGTGTCCGCAATCGGGGCATGGCACATGATACTCACGTTTATCCGTGTTTTCAAATAGTCCCTCAATGCGAGATGCATTTCGTATGGTTGGGGTGGAAACCGAAACCTCTTTCCTGTTCCAGAACGTAGCACTCCGTTTTCTAGCAAGGTCAATCGGGTCGCCCTCCGAGCCAGCCGAGACAGGGAAGCGGTCAACCTCATCGAA